NTACAAAGCCAAAGACGAAATAAGTAAGATGATTAAGGCTAAGGTGACAGCTCCCGGTGGAAGCTTAACTAGAGTTATTAAGATTGAGGATGAAGATGACGATATTACTGATACTAGACCTTATATTTACCACTCGATCATAAGTCTTGAGGTGATTCTTCTTCGATGAGAATACAGGAAATAAAATACCCGAAACGTTCTGAAGCTCTTAAAGCTTATTGGAATTCAGAGATTGGTAAATCTCGAAAAGAAACAATGAGAAAACCTATATCGATAACTAAGAAAGAAAAACATTGTAAGGTTTGTGGTAAGTTATTCAGACCTCAAGCTAATAGACAAACTGCCTGTAAGACTTGTCAGGTTTGGAATGGACCGATGTGGAACTATGTAATAGATAAACTTAAATTATGGTATCTTGGTAGTAGCTGTTTAATTTGTAATGAATCAGATTTGCATTTTCTCTGTTCACATCATCTAATAGATGCAAGGTCGTATCATAAAGAAGATTATCAAGATCCTCCAGAACTTTGTCTATGCTTTAATCATCACATGATCTTTCATAAACATAATCCAATAACTCATGATCCTTTAATACCTATAATAGATATAGGAGATGAGGTAATACTATTAAGATAGGAGGGATGAGAAAGAATGTCAGAAGTAATCGCACCGGAACATGTTTTACTACAATATGATGTAGAGACAGCCTATGGAACAACGCCTACCAATCCTACTATGAACTGGATAGGGATAGTGCAAGACGTTACACCTGCGCTGGATATGAGTAAACTGAAGGCTGGAGGGGTAGGTTCGGCGGATATAGCATACATTAGAGACGGTTTAAGGAAGCCAGAAATGACTATTAAGTACTACCCACAGAATATTACATTTATGGACTATACAAGAGCTATACCGGTAGGACTTACTGTTGAGTATTTAGCTACTTATGGAGCTACTCCTTCATATGTAAGTATAGTTCACAAAGGCATGCTTATAGACAGTATGGAAGTAGTACTACCTAAAGAAGACTGGGATATGGTAACTCTTAGACTGATAGGACAAAACGCTACTTATGAAACCACAGCTATAGCTAATGAGACAGCGGCTTCGGATCCGGGGACTGCGCCTTATTCCTGGTATGATGCTGAGATAGAGATGGATGTAAATGGAGGACTAGTTGAAAAGACTACATTCGGTACTTGTAAGTTCTATATAAGGAACCACCTAAGACCGATACCGGTTATTAGAGCTACTAATCCTACATTACTTAAATATCTACAAAGGTCTCAGAGAGAGTTAGGAGGAGAAATACAGGCATACTTTGCCGACAAGACACATTTGGATGAAGTATTAGCGAGTACGGACTTTGCTATACGGTTTACTCTTACAGGTTCAACACCGTTTTATGACTTTACTGGTTGCTATTGGGATAGGCATACTTTAACTACTAGAGTTAAAGAGATACCATGTTACGTGAATCTAGCTTTCACTGCTACGGGAGTAGATATAACTTAAAAGGAGTTGATGTCGTTGGATGAAAAAGTAGATATAGTTGGAGAAGAGTTCGGCAAGAGATATAGAGGTAAGTACATCTATAAAGGCATATCTTGGGGAAGACAGAACGCTATAACACAGGCATGTACAGTGACAGAGCCTAACGGAAGGACTAGGATTAATATGAAGCTTTTACAAGCTAAACTTCTATTGGCTAGTCTAAGAGATTCACCCAAGATAATAACGTTAAGCCATCTGCTAGACGAGAGTGATAATGGACTTCCAGCAGGCTTAGGAAGTCGTATGATGAAGATGGCGGACAAGGTTAATGGTATCTCTGTCGAAGAAGAAAAAAACTTAAGTTAGCTATGATGTCAGAGTCGGCCAACCCTGACGTAGCGACGTTTAGGTTAATTAAGGGCGGAGAGTCTGGAGTAGGACTAAGACTCTCAGATCTCTTTGATAGGGAGATCGAACTGAATCTACTAGGCTTAAAGATCCGGGGAATGGTAAAGGCCTATCCGGTTAAGTTGATCAACAAGCTAGTAGTCATTCAGAAGGTAGTCGACGAGAAGGTCCAGGACCAGATAGATAAAGCTAAGAGGGAGAGCAGTGGTTAAAACAACTTTCGAGACTGATTTAGTAGTTGAGAATCTAAGGGAGTTTCAAGCAGCTTTAAAGCAGTTTGGACTTGAACTACCTCATGGTATGTATCCTAGTTTACAAAGGACAGCTTTTAAACTTGAACAGATCTTTAAGTCCGAAGTTCCATATAAGACTGGTAAACTACGAAGAATGACCTATTGTGTAGCTACCTTTAGGCCTTTAGGTCTAGAAATGGGTTCTTTAGCTGAATATGCCTACTGGACTGAAACACCGCACGGTACATGGCCCGGAGGATGGTTCTCTAGAGCTTTTAATAGAAATGTTCATTTGATAATAGAAGGTATAGAAAGAGCATTACAAGATGGAATAAGAAAGTATCAAAGGAAGGTGAAGAACTAATGGCTTATATGCCAGGATTGTCTGGAGCACCTACTCTTTATATGGCTATACGGGCTAAAGATGAGACTAGAGGAGCCTTTCAGAGCGTTAGTGCAAGAGCTCAAAGATTAGGATCTACTGCTATAACTACAGCTAGAAGAATAGGTACTTTAGCTATGAGATTTGCAACTCTAGGTAGAGTAACTGGACTTTTAAATGATGAACAGGCTAGAGCTATAGGAATATTTGGAACTGTAATAAGCACTATGATGATGGTAGCCGATGTAGTTAAGATATTGACAGCTATCGATTGGGCTCATGTAACGGCTCTTACTTGGAAGATGTCTCTAATGACTCTTGGGGTGGGAGTAGCAATAGCCGCTGCTGCCGCCTTTGCTGTATTATCTATGCAAACTAGGAATGCAGCCGATGCTCAAAGAGAATATAATCAAGAATTAGAGACAGGAGTAAGAGCACAAGATAGGTACGCTTCTAGACAGCAGAGTATGGTTAGAAGAGGTCAATTTGAAGAAGTGTTATAATTGCCAACCTATATACTTCCAGTAGACGATTGGGATGAAACTCACGATCAATGGACTAGGACAGGAACTGATCCATATTTAGATGTAAATGATGAAGATACAAGTATGATATCTAGTGACTCATGCTGCACTTTATATCAAGGATGGTTTACTTTTGCAGATCCCCCGCCTAGCATGAGTGGTGCTATATCTACAGTTACTTTGAAGATAGTCCATAAAACCGGTGGTGAGGGAGATTATAGAAGAATAGATGTAGACTGTGGTACTGCTAATAATATTATCACGAATTGGGACTTCGAATCAACAGGAGGAAGCTGGTCTACTAATTCTCAGGCTGTTACTACTTGGGCTAATACTTATGCTTTATTAAAAGCTTTTAAGGTACGACTTGAAGTAGTTGCACAATCAGCTGGTGATCCTATGCTTCAGATCACTTATATGTATTTAGAAGTGGTAACTACTGGAGGATCTGGAGGAGGCGGACCTGGAGGAACTGTACCGGCATTTGGTTTACCTAATATGACAGGAACTACGATCGGTGGCAGGACTATAACGCTAGCTAATATATGGGACTGTCATTTACATCTTGGAGCTACTAAAGAAGTTTCTAGTTTTACTTTGATTTTAGATAATGATTCTAATCAATATGGTTCAGGTGCTGCTGCTATTAGTCTATATGAAGCCGTTCGAATAGATCTTGGTAGAGGAGATTTTCATCCGCAGGTATTTACAGGCAAAGTAGAAAAGATGGAGCGTATAGATAGAGCTGAAGAGTATAACTTTTCTAATATTATTAGAATCTCTGGGAGATGTGTGGGTTTAGAGCTTTTTGCTAAGAAATACTCTGGAGATTTGATATCTGATGCTGGTAGTGGAAAAGGAGAAGAGATAGTAAAGTATTTGATAGACAACTATACTCTTACTCCTTTAAGTCACGTGCGCAATAGTATTCAGCTAGTCAGGAGTACAGATACTACTTATATAGAACTTAATTATGATGAAAAGACATCTATATGGGAGATCTTAAAATTTATCTGTGAAACTTCAGATAAAAGCGGGGCTATAGGTTATGATATGAGGGTAGAATATGACGGGAAGTTCGCTTTTAATGAATTGTCAGCTTTACCTGGAGCTAATTATACTCTTGAGGAAGAACTTCAGATAGAGAGCTATATTCAGGATATTCATCGTGTTAAAAATAAAGTAACTATTAAGGGTAGAGATGATAAGCCTTATCCAGTAGATACTGATGGTCAAGCCTATGCTGACGCTTGGAGTGATATGGCAGACTTCTCTGTCTTAAGCGAATTAGCTTTAGATGCCGCATCTGGACAGAAAGTAGTAACTGTACCGACAGGAAATGGAGCTAGGTTTTCAGCCGATGACTGGACTTTTATTATAGATACATCAGGATATGAATTTATACAAATAGCTTCTATAAGTGGGGGTACGGGTCCGAGTGGAGAAGATGAGATAACTATGAAGACTAATCTAGCTAATGCCTATACTACAGCGAATCAAGCGGTATTATGGACAGTACCGGCCACTACTGGAGGCTTTGGATTTAATCCCTATGATGCTACGGACTTTGGAGTAACTGAGGAGAGTACAACTAAGCATACTGGTAATAGATCTATAGAGATGTTCTCTAACAATCCTCAAGCTACTTATATGTTAATGCACTGTTTTCAATCTGGAGACGAAGTAGATTTAGATACATATCCAAAGATAAGATTTAAAATATAC